TATTACCTATACCTAAATTAATTTGGAGAAAAAATATTGCATTGTTAATGAAGAATATGGAAGAGACAGAAGCTCCTGATGATACAAGAATTGATGTACAGTTAAAAGAAGTATTACAAGATTTTGTAAATAGAAATGGTAAGGATTGGAAATCTATTTTGAGTAGAAAACCATACACTATAAAAGGAATTACATATTTTAAATTTAAAGATTTTTGGTTGTATCTAATTAGAACTAGGTCCTGGCCAGAAAAATCTTATCCTAAAAATAAAACAATTAGATTAATAGAAGATTTATTTAAAGGAAGAGTCGAGACAGTAAGAATAGAAGATAAACAACATAAGGTTTGGGCTGTAGAGAATATGGAAATAGAAAAATATACACCTCAAATTACAAAAAAAGAACCAGCACCTTTTGAATGAGAACAATTATAGCAGGACCACCTGGAACAGGTAAGACACATACTTTAGTACATAAACATTTGTATAAAGAACTTTTTGAAAAGAAAACTGATCCCAAAAAAATTTGTTATATAACTTTTAGCACCGCTGCAGCTAGAGAAGCTAAAGAGAGAATATATAAAGAATATCCTTTTAAAGAATTTGAATGGATCTGTACTATGCATAGTATGGGCACCAAACAATTAAAGATTGATACCAATACACAGTTGTTAAAAGGAAAGAACTGGAACGCATTTAAAAATAAATACGGTCATACTGAATTACATTTTGAAACTGTTGAACATCCAAATGGTTATCAAGAATATAAAAATCAATATATGAAAATTATAGAATACTCTAGGTCAAAGAGATTAGAGCTACAAGAAGCAGCGATACAGTTGGATTTAATTGATTTTATTAGTGAACCATTACTAATTCAACTTAATAACGACATCATAAGTTACAAAGAAGATTACACCATGTTTGAATTTTCAGACATGATTTCAAAGTTTGTTGAGAAAAAATTATGTCCCTCCCTCGATGTAGTTTTTCTCGATGAAGCCCAAGATCTGAATCCTTTGCAATGGGAAATGTTTTTTTACATAGAGTCTCAGTGTAAAAGATCTTACATTGCAGGGGATGATGATCAGGCGATCTATGCGTTTCAAGGAGCTGATCCTAAAACGTTTATTAATCTACAAGGTACACCAGACCATCAAACAAAGTCAAGAAGAGTGCCTAAATCAGTCCATAAATTAGCATTATCTATTTTAGAAAATATTGATGAAAGAAGAGATAAAACTTGGGAACCAAGAGACGCTGAAGGAAATGTATTTGAAAGTTTAGAATTAGAAGACATAGATTTTAGTAAAGGCCAATGGATGATTCTTACAAGAACCAATGACCAAATGAAAAATTTAATGCCATTCTTTGAAAACACTGGATACAGGTTTGATTGTAAGTTCAACGATTTACTACCTGTTTCAATTGTAAACGCTATAAATGATTGGGCTAGATTAAATAAAGGTGCAAGTATATCTGGAGATGAAGCTAAAAATATTTATGAATATTTAAGTTATGACAAAGGTCACGTAGCTTATGGATTTTCAAGTGGTAAAACACTTAATAATGTAGATTCAATTGATATTGATGAACTTAGAGAAGAGCATGGTTTGCTAGTTTCTGGTCCCTGGACTAATTTAAATTTTTCTGAAGCACAAAAGAATTATATCGAGGAGCTAGTGGCAAGAGGCGAGGATTTATCTAAACCAGCTAGGATTAAAATATCTACAATTCATGGAGTTAAAGGAAAAGAATCACAAAATGTAATTTTATTTACAGATTTAGAAAGAATTATTTACGAAGCAGCGCAAGTAAATAAAGACACTGAACACAGATTATTCTTTGTTGGTGTCACAAGAGCAAAAGAGAATCTTTATATAATGAATCAAGGTTCTAATTATCAATATAACATAGGAGAAGAAATAATATGACAGATGTAAAAGCGTTTGAAAAAATGATGGACGAAGAAAAACCACACTACAAGCAGGTAGGAGGATCTCACTATATGTATTTTGACATACAGCCATACGAGTTTATTTCTAAAAATAATCTCTCGTTTTTTCAGGGCTGTGTTGTGAAGTACGTTTGTAGATACATGCACAAAAACGGAATAGAAGATCTTGATAAGATCATTCACTATTGCGAATTAGAGAAAAAGAAGTTAAAAGATAAAAAGAAAAAGAAATAATGTTTACACCACAAATAGAATGGACTTGTCCTGATAATTTTCCAAATTTATCTGACGCAAAATATATTGCAATTGACTTAGAAACAAAAGATCCTGATCTTAAAACAAGAGGATCTGGTTCTGTAATTGGAAATGGAGAAATTATTGGAGTTGCATTAGCAACAGAAGGTTGGTCAGGTTATTATCCAATAGGTCATAGAGAAGGTAATTTAGATAAAAGAATTGTTTTAGATTGGTTAAGAGAAGTTTGTGCAACTAATGCAGTAAAAATATTTCATAATGCCATGTATGATGTGTGTTGGTTAAGAAATTACAACATAAAAATAAATGGTTTTATTGTTGATACGATGGTCATGTCATCACTTATTGATGAAAACAGATTGTCTTACACATTAAATAGTATTTCTTATGAATATTTAAGAGAAACAAAAGATGAAAAAGCATTAATAGAAGCAGCAGCTGCAGCAGGTGTTGATGCAAAATCTGAAATGTGGAAGTTACCAGCAATGTATGTTGGTGGTTATGCAGAAAAAGACGCTGAGCTTACATTAGAATTATTTAAAGTATTATCTAGAGAAATAAGTAAACAAAACTTAAATGAGATATTTGATTTAGAAACACAGTTATTTCCATGTCTTATTGATATGAAATTTAAAGGAGTGCGAGTAGATGTAGAAAAAGCATCAAAACTAAAATCGAAGATGGTATCAGAAGAACACCAACTATTGTTAGAAGTAAAAAAAGAAACAGGCATAGAACCACAAATTTGGGCAGCCCGGTCCATCGCGAAAGTTTTTGACAAATTAGGATTACATTACGAGAGAACTTTGAAATCAAACGCGCCATCATTTACTAAAAATTTTCTTTCTACACATACAAATTCTGTAGTGAAGAAGATAGCAAAAGCTAGAGAAATAAACAAGGCTCATACAACATTTATTGACACAATAATTAAATATGAACATAGAGGAAGAATACATGCAGATATAAATCCAATTAGATCTGATCAAGGTGGTACAGTTACAGGAAGATTCAGTTATTCAAATCCAAACTTACAACAGATACCTGCAAGAAATAAAGATTTAGGTCCTTTAATACGTGGATTATTTTTACCAGAAGATAACCATAAATGGGGTTGTTTTGATTACTCACAACAAGAGCCAAGATTAGTTGTGCACTACGCAGCTACAACTGATCCTATCATGTATGATAATTCTGTATCCAACATTGTAGAAAAATTTAAAAATGATTCAGTAGACTTCCACCAAACAGTTGCAGACATGGCAAGTATTTCTAGAACACAAGCTAAAACAATTAATCTTGGTTTGTTTTATGGAATGGGTAAAGCTAAATTACAAGCTGAACTTGGATTAAATACAAAACAAGAAGCAGAAAATTTATTTAACCAGTATCATGAAAACGTTCCTTTTGTTAGAGAGCTGATGAATCGGACATCACATCATGCGCAGATGTCTGGTTCAATCGGCACTTTATTAGGACGTAGATGTAGATTTAATAAATGGGAACCAAATCAATTTGGTATGCATAAACCTATGGATCTTGAAGAAGCTGAAAGAACTTATGGTAGAGGTAGAATCAGAAGAGCATTTACATACAAAGCTTTGAATAAACTTATACAAGGATCTGCAGCTGACATGACAAAGAAAGCAATGTTAGATTTATACAAAGAAGGAATTATACCTCACATACAAATTCATGATGAACTAGATATTTCCGTCGAGTCTCAAGACAAAGCCAATAAAATAATTGAAATTATGGAGAATGCTGTTACTCTTGCTGTTCCAAACAAAGTAGATTATGAATCTGGTGAGACTTGGGGTGATATAAATGGATAACAAAGGATTTGAATGGCGTACCTTAATGCAAATATTCCACCAATTTATTGTAAAATCAGGAACGAATATTTGTACGACATGGACATGGCTAAAAAAGGTGAGCAAGATTGTGTGGTCTTTGGCATCGCATCTATTAGTGGTCGTGCAATCTTATTCCATTGTATGTTATCGAATGGCGCGGTCTATTACCGTTTGCCTATATCAGCGTTCTTTCAAAAACGTTTTAATAGAGCCGAAGTGCAAGATATGCAAGTCGACGAGTTACAGCTGTGGAACTGTTTTAGTTATTGGCCTTCTGTTCACAAATTTGATTTCTTGGCTGGTGTAGATGGCAAATTTTTGGGAAAAGATAAAAAGTTTTACGGAGGAACTTATTTATTTACTATTGATTGGGCTCATCCAGACACCAATATCTTGGATGTGGAGCATTCTGAAATTCCTCAAGAACATAAGTGTGCGCATATATTGGCTCTTACTAACGGTAATTATGCAGCTCAGCCTAATAATCGTATTCTGTGGCACGTTAATAACTATACAACTGATAACAGTTGGCCTGACTATAAAGTGCAAAATACAATCTGGGATGTCGAAGGTTCAGAATGGGTTACAGAAGATACTGACAAAATGTTCTATGAAATAGAAAAAAAGAACGATTGATCCTACATTAGAAACATTATAAAGTAAATTATCGAGGGAATTATGAGACTATTAATATTACTATTGGTGTGTCTATACAGCAGTTTTTTGTATGCTGACACTACTCAAAACAATACAAGCGGATCCAATACGTCAATCACTGGCGGATATACTAATTCTACAACGTATGAATCAGGTAGTTCATCTAGTTCTACAACAACAAACAATTCTACATCCAACATAAGATCTGCACCACCAACTGCAGCAGCACCAAATATAAATGCAGGCGGTATGGATATTTGTGCTGTAGGTGCATCAGGAGGCATACAAACTTTTGGTCTTGGTGTATCAGGTGGTAAACATTTCAGAGATAAAAATTGTGAAAGAATCAAACTAGCAAGAGAATTATCAAATCAAGGTATGAAAGTT